ACATGCACTTCCCGAATGACCGCGACATCGGCTATTTCGAGCAGTTGACGTCCGAGAGATCAGTTGTGAAGGTCTCCGGAGGTCAGAAATACCGGGTCTGGGAGCTGCCGTCTGGCCGCGCGAACGAAGCGCTTGACTGCCGAGTGTATGCATATGCAGCGCTCTGCGGTCTGACGCATCTCGGCCTGAAGCTGAATCGCAGAGCTGATCTGGTCTCTCAGCCTCTTGATTATGACGCTTCGCAACAGGCTTGGGTGCCGAGATCGACTGAGTCGCCGCCCGTACCGCCTGCGGCGGCGACCGTTGATGAAAAACCGGCCCGAATGAAACTCACAGGGCGTATCGCTTAGGAACGAAATGGCTATCACCGACGGAATGAGCACTCCGGACATGCAGTCGAGGCTGGCCGCACTACAAGCGGCTTATTTCGATCTTTCCTCAGGCTCGAAGATTGTGACGGCCACTTACAACCAGGGTGATGGAACGAAGTCGGTCACGTATCAGCAGGCCGACTTGACGGCGATCTACCGGAGCATCCTGATGCTGCAGAAGGCACTCGGGATCATTACTCACTATCCACACGCGCGAAAACCTTACTTCTAATGCCATCACTCATCGTCGATACATCAGGCAAGCCCTTCGGGGATTTGCCAAGCGGCGGTCGTGCGCGGGCAGATGGTGGGTGGGGTGGACCCGGAATTACGCAACCGCCGTACTCAAGCCTATTCCCCTACGAAGCGTCGAATGTCCAAACGCAGGAAATGGGGCAGTGGTTTCCGCAAATCCGCTCCCCGGATTCGGAGATCAACCAGCATCGGGACCGGATGGTCTCGCGTTCGCGGGATCTTGCCCGAAACGATGGGTGGGCCCACGGCGGTATCAGTCGCATTCTCGACAACACGGTCGGTGCACACCTGCGGCTGTCGTCGAGTCCTGATTGGCGGCTTCTTCGACGCTTCAATAAAGGCTTCGACGCACAATGGGCGGACGAATTTGGAAAAGCAGTTGAGGCTTTATGGCGGGGCTATTCGGAAGATCTGGGGCACTACAACGACTTGACGCGCCAACTTACCGTCTCGCAACAGATGCGACTCGGATTGCGGCACAAGTTGGTCGATGGCGAGGATCTCGTTGTTGCCTATTGGAAGCCCGAGCGCGTAGGACGCGGCGGCGCTCAATACGCAACGACGTTTTTGGTTGTGGATCCGGATCGCCTCTCGAACCCGTATCAGATGGTCGACACCAAGCATATGCGCGGTGGCGTCGAGATTGACGACGACGGAGTACCTATCGCGTACCACATCCGTAAAGCCCATCAAAACGATTGGTACAACGCAGCGGAGTCGATGGTTTGGGAGCGCGTCGAGCGTGAGGACGAAGATGGCTGGCGCCGGGTGATTCACGACTTCGAGCGTGACCGTGCCGGACAGAATCGAGGCATTGGTGTTTTCACGCCAGTTTTGGCACACATGAAGATGTTGGCGCGGTACTACGGGGTAGAGCTTCAGGCCGCCACCGTAGCGACGATCTTCGGGACATATGTGACCAGTCCGTACGATCCTGCAATGATCGAAGCGGCGATGGATTCCGATCGGGGTGATCAGGAGATGGGGTTCTATCAGGACCTCCGCGCCGACTGGGCAAAGGATCGCCCGGCAATGCTCAACGGTGTACGAGTGCCTACTCTTGCGCCTGGAGAAGAAATCAAACAGGTCGCGGCTGCCCATCCGCATGCCGGGTTTGAGGACTTCGCGCACGAGATGCTGCGTTCAGTCGCCGCCGCACTTGGGGTCTCGGCCGAGCAGATCACCCAGGACTGGAGCAAAACCAACTACTCGAGCGCTCGAGCGGCACTTCTTGAGAGCTGGAAGACACTGAGCCGCCGCAACGCCGAGTTCAAGATTGGGACGGCGACTCCACTGTTTGCTTCATGGCTTCGTGAGCCGATGGAGCGTGGCGATCTCGATGACGTTCTGCCGCGCAATGCGCCCGATTTTATCGAGGCGGCCACGGCATATGCACGATGCGATTGGCTTGGTGTGGCCCGCGGATGGGTTGACCCGGTCAAAGAGAAGCAGGGCGCAGTTCTCGGGATGGACGCTGGTCTGTCGACTCTTAAGCGCGAGTGTGCTGAGCAGGGCTTGGACTGGGAAGAGGTGTTAGCGCAGAGAGCGCTGGAAATCTCGGCGATGGAGCGACTCGGTATTCCGCTTCCGAAATGGACTGGAGCCGCACCGGCGGAGCAAGCGGCAACACCTGAAGAGGTACCCGAACCACAATGAAGAGCTACCCATTTGCAGCGGCACGTATTTTTGATGTTCCACTCGCTATTCATCCAGCGAAGGGGCAGGTGATCGCCAAGGCGCTTGCCAGCAGGTTCGGCATTTCCGATGTTGAGTTTGCCGGCGGTGCGCCGACGATTGTTACGCCAATGGCGTACGACGAGTGGGATGACGGTCCTAGTAGCCAGAGCGATGAGACGCCTTATGACCTCCATGAGGGCGTTGCGATCATCGACGTCTCGGGCACGCTGGTGCAGAAAAGCAGCAATCTGCGGCCATACTCGGGAATGCTCGGCTACAACGCGATCCGTCACAACTTCATTGATGCGCTGAATGACAAGAAGGTTCGAGCGATCGCGCTTTCGATTGACTCTCCCGGCGGAGAGGTGGCGGGCTGCTTTGATTTGGCCGATCTGATATACGAGTCGCGCAGCGTTAAGCCGACACTCGCTATTCTCAGCGAATCTGCGTTCAGTGCAGCATATGCGCTTGCTAGCGCGTGCGAGCAGATTGCCGTTCCTCGTACGGGGGGGACCGGTTCGGTTGGTGTGATCTGTATGCACATCGATCAATCCAAAGCCATCGATCGGGCGGGGCTGGCCGTGACCATCATCAAGTACGGCGATCGCAAGGCCGACGGCAATCAATTCAACCCTCTGACAAAAGAGGCACTGGAGCGATTTCAGTCCGATGTCGACGAAATGGGTGAGTTGTTCGTCGCCACTGTGGCCCGCAACCGCAATTTGCCTGTGGAAACCGTTCGGAAAACGCAGGCAACAACATTCCTAGGCGCCGCCGGCGTCGAGATCGGCTTCGCTGATGCCGTAATGGCACCGGACGAGGCATTTCGCTCCCTGCTCGCCGAGCTGGGCTAACACTTCCCAAACCCAAGAGGTTACAGGTATGACTATTCGCTCCCTCGCGGCGCGCGGGCTTTCGTTCGCCCATCTCGCCGGCTTTGCGACTCGTGGCGCGCGCGCTGAAGACGACAAACCCGAAGACGAAGACACGAAGCAGGGCCGTCGCGCCGATGACGACAGCCCGGAAGAGCAGGACCGCGACGACGGTAATGGCTCGAAAGGCAAGAAGGGAAAACGAGCCGAAGACCATAACGATGACCCGGATGCTGAAGACGACGAAATGGACGATTCCAGCAAAGGGAAGAAGGGCAAGCGTGCCGACGATGACGCAGACCCCGAGGCAGAAGACGATGACGACACCGATCCCGACGCCGAAGATGACGACGGTGAAATGCGGGGCAAGAGCGCCGTTGCTCGCGCTCGCTTGCGTGAACAGGCTCGCTGTGCCGCCATCATGGGTTCGAAGTCAGCGGGTCGAAACGTCGAATTGGCAGCGAATCTCGCTTTCAAAACGCGTATGACGCGACAGGAAGCGTTGGCGGTGTTGCGCAGTTCACCTGCCGCAAGTACGACGAATCATTCGCGCGCGGCGCGGAATCCGAATCTTGGTGCAGGTGGCGAAATGCAGCGCAGTTCCGCGCATGCCACCAGTTCCGGGTGGGAGCGTGCATTTTCGAAGGTCACGGGCAAGCGCGCGTAACCAATTCATCTTCTCAAAGGGTCTCTGATCATGAGTTACGTTTCTCGCTCGCCTCTTGTCGAGGCATGGCATCCCGGCGGCTTTCTGGTGTCGCAACCGCGTGGCCACCGTCATATCGATCGCGGCACCTTCTCTGGTGCTGTCAAAGTGCTTCCCGGCACTGTCATGGGCAAGCAGACCGTCGGCACTGTGGCCACGGCAGCAGCTCTCGGAACGAATACTGGCAACGGCACGTTCGGGGCGATTACGGTCGGCGCGGCTACGGCCGGTGTCTATACGGTCGAATTCGACGATGCAACCCACTTCGTTGTCTCCGATCCGACAGGAAAAGAGGTCGGCCACGGCACGGCAGGCGCGGCCTTCAGTGCTGGCGGACTCGGCTTCACCATCACAGCCGGGGGCACGGCGTTCGCGCCGGGTGACAGCTTCACTGTCACCGTCGCCGCGGGTGCTGGCAAGTGGGTTCCGTGCACGAAGACGGCTACGGACGGTTCGCAAGTTGCTGCCGGTGTTTCTTTCGGCTTGGTCGATGCGACGTTCAACGACACACCGGGGGCTCTGGTAGTGCGTGACTGTGAAGTGAACAGCTCAGAGCTGGTTTGGGATGCGTCGATGGATGCGCCCGCCTAAGCGGCGGCGCTCGCTCAGCTTCTCACGCTGAAGATCATCCCGCGCTAACCCCAAAACCTCGACACGAACAGACAGGCCGCCTCCGGGCGGCTTTTTCATTTCCGAAGGAGCCGTTCAGATGGCATCTCTTGATATTTTTAACCAGGACCCGTTCTCCACGGTCACTCTGACCGCCGCGGTCGACAAGTATCCGTATCAGCCGCAAGCGCTTGGCGAACTCGAAATCTTCGAGGACGATCCGATTCGCACGACCGCCCTTGTGGTCGAGCAACGGCAAGGCCAACTGGTCGTGATCCCGCTCAGTGAGCGCGGCGAAGAGGGTACGCAACGCACGACCGAGAAGCGGCAGGCGCGCTACTTTGACGTGCCACGGCTGCGCCACTCGGACACGATCTACGCCAACGAGCTTCAGAACATTCGTGCCTTTGGCACGGAGTCGGAACTGATGCAGGTGCAGGACGAAGTTGCCCGCCGACTTGCTGGCCCGACCGGCTTGCTGAAGAACATCGAGTACACCTGGGAGTACCAACGCCTTGCGGCGGTGCAAGGGTTGTTCACCGATGCCGACGGCACTGTGCGCTACAACTGGTTTCAGGAGTTCGGCATCACGCCGGCGCCCGAGTTCGCTTTCAATCTTGCTGCCGCAGCGCCGAACACTCTGCGCCCGCTTTGCAACCAGATCACCCGGGCAATGGCACGGAAGGCGCAAGGTGCGTTCACGCCGTCTACTAAGGTATTCGCGCTGTGCGGCGATGCGTTCTACGACCAGTTTGTGAATCACCCGGACGTGATTCGCACCTTCGTGAACTGGAGCGACGCACAGGAAATTCGCGGTGGCAGCGCCGGAGGCGCGTTCTCGGCCTTCGAGTTCGGCGGCATCAAGTGGCTGAACTACCGCGGGTCGGACGACAACGCGACCATCAAAATTCCGGACGACAAGGTCAAGTTTTTCCCCGTCGGCGCGCCGGGCGTGTTCCGCCGTGCCCTGGCACCGGGTGAATCGTTCCAATGGGTGAACACCCCGGGCAAACCGGTGTACGTGGTGCCGATCATGGATCGCGATCGCAACGAGTGGTGGAAGATGGAAGTGAGTTCGTACCCGCTTCACATCTGCACCCGTCCGGAAGTTCTGTTCAGCGGCCGTTCGGAGGCTTAAATGCCCGTTGACTGGGACGCCGAGGTTCTCGGCCCATTGATGGGTGTGTTCGCCGAGCCGGTGCGGTATCGGCCGCGCGCCGGGGCTCCACTGACGATCAACGGGGTGTTCGATGACGCATACCAGAAGGAAATGCTTTTCTCGGACGCATCCGTCGAGATGACAACCGTTCAGGCCGTTCTTGGCGTTCAGTTGTCGCAATTCTCTGTGCCGCCGGCTCAAAACGACCAGTTGACGGTCGTTCGCACCGGCGGCGCTTACGTCGTGAAAGATGTTCGAGTCGACAGTCACGGAGGCGCCAAACTGATTCTGAGCAGGATGGGGGCACAGTGACCACTTCGGCAGACATTCGCACCAAGTTCGTCGAGGCCCTCAAGGGGGCGACCGATGCGGGTGAATCCGTGTTTTCCCCGTTCGACTGGCCGACGATGGGTGAGGCATATCCGTGTGTCCTGGTGCGCGCACCGAAGGAGCGGAAGGAGTCCCAAGGACCATTTCAGCCGGGGTATGACGTCTACTCGACTCTACAGGTCGTAGCACGGACCATCTCGCCCGCTCAGGTAGGAGATGAGGGTTCGGCGGTTGCTCTGGCCGCGGCTGAGCGACTGAAGGCGCAGATCGAGGTTGCGCTGATCAACAACCCGCTCATCTGGAACGACTCCCAAGGTGGTTCGCTCATCGAGCAATTCGCCTCTATCGACTCGGAGATATCCACCTCATCCGATGGCGACATGCCCATGGCTGAGCTGGTCATGCATATCGAGGTCAAGTTCTACCAGGGGCCGGAAGACTTCTTTCCGATTCCGGCGGTGGCGATCGACGAAGTGCAAATCGCCGTATCCGTCCCGGACGGCACGCCGCAACCCGGAATCATCATTCATCCACAACTCTGAGGAGCTGCGATGTTTATCAAGCCGGCACCTGGGATCAAGCTACGCGATCCCGAAACAAAGCAATTCGTCCCCGAATCCGGACAGGAAGTCGGGGAGTTTGACCTGTATTGGGTGCGCCGTATCAACGACGGCGATGCAATCCGGGTCTCTGAAGTACCACCCGATGCGCCGCCCGCAAAGCCGGGGAAGAGCGCTTAAAACACCTCAATGAATTGAACAATCAACCCGCTTCGGCGGGTTTTTTGTTTTGGAGAACGCCAAGTGACTGTTCCCTTCAAAACCATTCCGCAGAATCTGCGGGTTCCTCTGTTCCATGCCGAACTCGACAACAGTCAGGCAAACAGCGGTGCATCGACGCAGCGTGCGTTGGTCATCGGGCAGATCACATCGGCCGGGACTGGGACGCCGGGCGTTCCGCAAATCTCACAGGGCGCAACCGAGGCAAAGTCGGTGGGCGGTGCCGGTTCGATGCTCGCGCTTATGACCGCGGCGTACCGTAAATCTGATCCGTTTGGCGAGGTCTGGTATCTGCCCTTGGCCGACGACGCCACCGCAGTGGCCGCCTCGGGGAGCATTGCAATCTCGACGCCCGCTACTGCCACCGGTGTGATCTATCTATACATCGCAGGCGTGAACGGGGTGCCCCCAGTTACCGTCACCGTTACGTCGACGCAGACGACGGCGCAAATTGCTGCGGCCGTTGCGGCGGCGATCAATGCCCAATCCGACCTTCCGGTGACTGCGACAGCCGCCACTTCGACGGTGACAGTTACCGCGAAGAATAAAGGTCTTGCCGGCAACGACATCGACATTCGGGTCAACTACCGCGGTGCCGCAAGTGGCGAGACGCTACCCGCAGGGCTTGCGTTGACGATTACACCGATGACCGGCGGCGCCGTTAATCCGGCCCTGACGACGGCATTCGCGAACTTGCTGGACCAAGAGTTCGATTTCATCGTGTTCCCGTACACGGATGCGAACTCTCTGGATGCCATGAAGGCATTCCTGAGTTCGACGACGGGCCGATGGAGTTGGAGCAAGCAGATCTATGGCCACGCGTTCGCGGGATATCGAGGGACCCTGGGCGCTCTCACGACGTTCGGCAATACCCGAAACGACGAGCACGTATCGGCCATGGGGTTCAACGATTCGCCGACGCCGGCATGGATCCTTGCTGCCGACCTGGCTGGCACCGTGGCGACATCGGTCCGCGCGGATCCGGCTCGACCGGTACAGACTTTGGCGCTGTCGAGCTTCCTTGCGCCGCCGCTGGCGTCGCGCTTTGCGCTAGGCGATCGAAACACCCTGCTGTGGGACGGAATTTCGACGTTCACCGTCGCAAGCGATGGCACGGTCGCCATCGAGAACCTGATCACCACCTACCAGCAGAATAGCTTCGGGCAGCCGGACGACAGCTATCTGGAAGTGGAAACGCTGTTCACTCTGGCCTATGTCCTGCGGGCCCTGCGTTCCGTGGTGACAAGCAAGTACTCGCGAATGAAGCTTGCGGCCGATGGCACGCGATTCGCCCCCGGATCGTCGATTGTGACGCCGGCCATCATCAAGGCCGATCTGATCGCGCAGTACCAACAGCTCGAGTATGACGGTTTCGTGCAGCAGAGTGCTGTGTTTGCGCAGGGGCTCATCGTCCAGCAGAACAGCACGAATCCGAACCGCGTGGACGTGATCTACCCGGCGGTGTTGATCGCGCAGTTGCGCGTGTTCGCATTGCTCATGCAGTTCCGCTTGAGCTAACAAGATTGTTTCCAGGCGCCTTCGTGGCGCCTTTTTCTTTCTCTGGAGATTCCTCATGGCAGGTAATCCGAATCGCCTTGCCGGCACAGCAAGCATCACTGTCGATGGAACGAATTACCTGCTGGTTGGGGACTTCGAATACAACCCGTCGTCGAAGACGCGGGAAACGCTTTCGGGTCAAGACGGGGTTCATGGTTTCAGCGAGAAACCGCGTCCCGGCTCGATCTCTGCCAGCCTGCGTGACGCAGGCAACCTCACCGTTGCCGACCTGAATGCGATGGACAACGTAACGGTCGTTGCCCAACTCGCGAACGGCAAGACGATCATCGGCCGAAACATGTGGACGGTCGAAGATCAGACGGCCAAAGCGACGGATGCAACGATCGAAGTGAAGTGGGAAGGTCCCCAAGTTTCTGAAACCACGAGTTGAACATGAGCCAACCTGACGAAAAGACCCTCAAGCTTCGTAAGCCTGTAAAGCTCGGTAGCGGCGAGAGTGAAGTCATCTACGACAAGCTCGACCTGCGCGAGCCGACCGCTGGCGAACTCGACAAAGCCACGACAACCGGTGGTTCGAACATCGGCATCGGGATCATGCTGATTCACCTTGTTTCTGGCCTGCCAAAGTCGGCAGTCGAAAAGCTCAGTCAGCGTGATTTCACGGAGGCGAACGAGTATCTCGCGGGTTTTACCGACGATGGCCCGACGGAGTCGGAGACGTAATCGCTGACGTCACTCATTTTTTCAGTTGGGGGCCGCTCGATGCGGAGCGCCTATCGCTTTCAAAGCTAGCTTGGTGGAGAGACCAGGCTAAGCGCATTCGACACACCATGGAGGAGGTCTGATGGCTGGTAACGCGTATCAGATCACCATCACGGCAGCCGATAGGGCGTCGGTAGTGGCGAAGAAGATTGAAACGGCGATGCAGCGCATCACCGGTCCAATTGACAGAATCACGGCGTCTGCAAAGAAGATGAACGACGCCGGGGCAACTCTCAAGAAGCCATTCGCGGATGTCGGCCGATCGCTCAAGGCACTGGGCGATGAAACAGGGGTGACGAAGGTCGCTCGCGGCATCCGCCGGATCGGTTATGCCGCTGCTGATGCCGGTCGCAGTCTTTTGGGCATTGTCGCGCCTCTTGCTGGCATAACTGGACTTGGTTCGATCGCAGGCATCACTCTGATGACAAACGAGTGGGGCAAGATGGGGGCCGAGGTCTTGAGGACGTCGGCAGCCATCGGCGTTTCCACGTCGGATCTTCAGGCGTACCGTGGTGCAGCCAAGCTAGCTGGTATGTCTGCTGATGAAATGACGGGGTCATTGAAGACGCTCGGCAAGACCATTGAGGACGCTACCTACGGCCGGAATCAGGACGCTTTCGTGATGATGCAGAAGTTCGGCATCAGCCTGCATCGCACGAAAGATGGTGCGGTGGATGCCACCCGCGCACTCAAGGACGTCGCGAACGCGATCGTGAAGCAGAAGGGCAACGTCCAGACGCAGGCGCTGATTGCTGACGTGTTCGGCGTCGGATCGCTGCTACCAATGCTTCAAAAGGGCGAGTCTGGTATCGATGCTTTCGTCAAGAAGGCGAAAGACATGGGGCTCGTCCTGAGTGATGCGCAATTGAAGCGTGCGGCTGCGTACAACGAGCAGATGATCAAGCTCGAGACTGCGGGAACGAAGCTCAAATACTCATTCGGCGAAGCTATGGCGCCGGCGCTTGAGCGAATCATCGGTATTGTCCAGCGTTTGGTGGATCAGTACGGCTCAGTCGTGGCCACGAAGGTCGCAGAGTACGTCGAACGATTTGCAAAGTGGCTTGAACAGGTCGATTGGGACAAGACTGCGAGGCAAGTCGCTGGATTCATCGACGCTTTGGGTGGGGTCAAAGGAATCGCTATCGCTATCGCTGCGATTACTTTTGCCGGACCAATCGCCGGAATCGTAACGATTGCGGCGGGCCTGACTCAGTTGGCAACTGTAACGGTGCCACTGGCGATCGGCGCGCTAGCTAAACTCGGTAAGGCGAAGGTGGCGGCTGATGCCGCCGGAGCTGCCGCAGAGGGTGCTAGTGGCGCGGCTGGAGCGGCCGGTAAGGGGATTCTTTCAAGGATGCTGCCGTGGGTTGCAAAGCTTGGGCTTCCGCTTTGGCTATTGACTCACTCGGAAGGGCTTAACTCAGGTGAGGACGAATACCTCGCATCCCGTCGCGCCAAACCTGGGCAACCGTGGCCCGGTGCCGGCAAGCCGACGGCTGAGTCGGCGGCGCTGTTTTCCCGTCTCGAATCGCAATACAACTTGCCTTCTGGGCTGCTGGATAGCGTTTGGGCGCAAGAGTCCGGGCGTGGCACGAACATGCTGTCGGGGGCAGGCGCTAAGGGGCATTTCCAGTTCATGGATGCGACGGCCAAGCAATACGGACTCGATGATCCGAATGACCTCTCG